AATGAGTACACAGGGAGTCATGGAGATATGAGAGCCTTCAGATCGATGGAGTAATGAGTACACAGGGAATTTTAATCATATAATCGAGGGCGGCCTTGGTTTTAACGTAACATAATATTATTTGGGGCGGGGAGACCCCATCGTGACGTTCATGCTATTACGTAAAAGCTCCGCCCCGCTGGGGCAAAAAACCCTAAAACCCCTTATGCTCAAATATAAAGCACTTATTTCCAATGTGCCGTCCACAGCAGAAAAACACGACAAAAACAGAATTTCCAAGCCGCCTAACGGGTGAATTTGGGTTATTACGGGTCATTAGGCTTGAATTTGTTTGTAAAATGCGTATTAGTAACGCATAATGACTTATATGAGTTAAATAAGCTTATTAGTCTTATAGTTATGTTAGACAGATCGACACCGGAGAGTAGGTTATGGGGGGCATTTTTGCTTCAGATATTAAAGGATTCGGTTCCTGTTTACGTTACATTTATGGGCAGGAGTTTTATAAACCGCATGAGTGTTCGCGAGTATTCGTATATAAGGCGATGTAATTTAGTAAGGTATTCTTGTTACGTGTATGGTTTAGATTACGGGGAGTTTATGTCTAAGTTGGGTGATTACTATGGGATGGAGCCAACATTGGAGTTTATGCGTATGCATAATTTGGAGCATAAAGGTGGTGATGGCCGGAGTGTTTTACTGAAGGTAACAAGCGATTATTTGTGTGAATGATGAGGAGCGAGTAGATCCTTTTTTAGGCATGCCTGTTGGTGATGGTCCGCGTTTACCTTTAAAGGTGAAGGTACCTTATTCCTACGAGCTTGGAAGTTTAATTATATCTAAGATATTTGAGGGTGGTAAGTTAAGCGAGATATGCGGCAGGCATGGGATTCCATCGATTGCTACGGTTTTTGCGTGGATGCATCACGTTCCTGAGTTTAGGGAGGCTTATGATGTTACGCGTGAGTCTTTGGCGTTATTAGCATCGGAGGACATCCAGGAGTTAGCTAGGACTAGTAGGTATATGGACCGCAATGAGGTTCCTGCTGCAAAGCTTAGGTTTGATGTATTAAAGTTTATAGCGGAGCGCAATGATAGGACTAGGTATGCGGTTCAGCCTCCTAAGGACGACATTGATAGCGGTGTTACGATAGTTATAGACACTGGTACGCGTAAGGACCCTACGGACAGCCGTACTGTGTCTGATTTGGTGCGTGAGATGCGTGAGGACGAGTACAGCGCGGGTCATGAAAGCAGTGGTTCTGAGGAGGATAAATCTACGGTTACGGATTTATCTACGCAGGTACGCGATGTCTAAGAAGGTTATTACGATTGGCGGTCCGTTACGTAAGTGGCAGCAGTTTTGCATAAACAAGCTTACTCGTTTTAACTTATGGGTATTACATCGCAGGGGTGGGAAGACGTATTTAGCTATTCGGGCTATTATCAGCACTGTATTGGAGTGCGAGCATGCGAATCCTCATGGTGCATATTTGGCTTTAACGTATGCATCGGCCAAGCGTATAGCGTGGGAGTATTTGAAGGAGTTTTTAGAGGACTATCCTGATGTTAGGTTTTTTGAGAACGAGCTCAAGGCATCTTTTAAGCGTCCCCAGGGAGATATTGTTTCCATATATTTACTAGGTACGGAGGACCCTAAGGCTCTTCGCGGTATGTATTTAGATATAATAGTTTTGGATGAGAAGGCGTTTATGCGTACTACGGTGGATGAGGTGATAATGCCTACTGTGAGTGACCGTAAGGGCAAGGTTATCCAGATTTCTTCTGTTAACGGCAGGAACCAATTTTACAAGGATTACTTACGTTACAGGCAGGAAATGGATTCAGGCAACAAGAATTTTTTTGCAATAGATTTAAAGGCATCTGACACGATGGTTATAGATAAGGAAGAGTTGGAGTTACTTAAAAAGAACATGACTGACGAGGCTTATAGACAGGAGTACGAGAACGATTTTAGTGCGGGGGATGCGGCTACGTTTTATGGTTCTCAGATGGAGGCTATGTTTGACGAGGGCAGGATTACTAGGGTTCCTTATGACCCTATGTATTCGATTGATGTATTTTATGATTTAGGCATGAACGACATGAACAGTATGTGGTTTAGGCAGGTTGTTGGCAGGGAGTACCGTTACATTCATTTTTATCAGAGCAATGGGGAGGCTATTCCTTACTATGTTAATTACATGAGAAATTTATATCCGAATGCGGTATGGGGTAGGGTTGTACTTCCACATGATGCTGCGGTTCGGGAGTTTTCTACTGGTAAGACGAGACAGGAGACGTTTACTAACATGGGTGTTAGGACGGAGATTCAGCCTAGGCAGGGTATACCTGAGCGTATAAACGCTGTCAGGACTCATTTACCTAAGTGTGTTTTTGATGCGAATAATTGCGCTGAGGGGATTGAGTGTTTACAGAATTACAGGAAAAAGAAAGACGACAGAAACGACATTTATACGAACACGCCTGTGCATGATAAGTTTTCCCATGGTGCGGATGCATTTGGTTATTCAGCTCTTGATGAGCGTCCAAGTGTTGAGGAGAATCGTAGACGTTTAAGCGATATGCCTGATAGAGTAGAGGGTGAGAATGGTTATGATAACGACAGTTTTTACGGAGGGTGGTAGAAGTTGGAAGATGAAGTAATATTATTAGAGGGTTTTGATAGGCCTCCAACTGGCATACCTAGTTGGGCTAGTTTAAATCAAAGCCTTGGGTTTAACAGTTTACCGAGAGCGATTCAAGAAAGTTTTTCCGGTCAAAGGGTGTCATCTACAGAGAGTAGATTAATTAACGAGGCTGATGTAACTTTTAGAGGTAACAATCCTTTATCTAACGAGATAAGTTTACGAGCTGTAAGTCAGGATGACTTCAACAGGTTATTAGATTTAAATTTATTCCAGGGAGGTAGCTTAGAGAATGTTACAAACACTGGGATAGAGGATTCGGTTTTTCGTATAAACAGAAGAACTAATAGAAGGGCGCGGCTTTCTGGGGATGCGTTATCTAGTCTTGACGAGGCTGGTTTAGAGGAGTTAGCTTCTGTTGTTGAAGCAAGGCAGGGGCAAATACTTAATTCATCTGTTACAACGGGTTTAGCCAGACAGAGTTTTAGTTTACTTAGTGGGAATTAATAATATGTACGAAGATGAAAAGTCTATGACTAGAGAAGAAAAAGATTATTACAAGAAAAAAAAGCTTGGATCTTTTGTTGTAAACTATAACAGTGAACTTAGTATTTCTACTGATGAGTGGAAGCCGAGGTGGCAAGAATTAATTGACATGTACTTACCTAGAAAGGGTAACGTCTACGATACAGACACTAGAGGTCAGAAAAGAGTTCGTATATATGATATTACTGGTTTACTTGCTAACGAGGAGTTAGCTTCGGCACTACATACTAACTTAACTAATCCTACTACTCAGTTTTGTGAATTTTCAACGGGTAATTCTGAGTTAGATACAAATCCTAAAATAGCGAAGTACTTACAAAGAAGAACAGAGATTTTTCATAGTGTGTTAAACAATTCTAACTACCAGACTGAAGTGCATGAAAGTTATTTAGATTTAGGTGCTTTAGGTACTCGTGTAATGCGTATTGACGAAGACGAGGATGAAGTTGTTAGGTTTACATGTAGGCCTATATTTGAATACAATTGTGATGAGAATGACAAAGGAATTGTAGATGTATTGTCCCGTGAAAAAGAATACACGTCTCGTCAATTGGTTAACAAATTTGGTAAAGATTTTTTAAAGTATTCTGAAGAAGTACATGGCGAGGAAGCGCGCGAATATAAAATAAAAACTATGCTTCAAGATTCTAGAAGAAAATATAAAGTTATAGAAATGTTTTTACCTTCTAAGTATTTAAAAAATCGAGGTATAATTAAATCTTACTCTCGTCCATATACAATGCTTTATGTTTTAGAAGAGGGTCATTGCTTTTTAAAGCAGGATTGGTTTAATGAGTTAAACCACGCTGTTAGTAGGTGGACTAAGGCAAGTGGCGAAATACATGGTAGAGGTCCTGGGAGCAAGGGTTTAGCTGCTGTTTTAATGTTAAACGAGCTTGCGAAGTTTATTGTACAGGCTAATCAATTGGCTATAAAGCCTCCTGTCATGGTTCCCGATGACGGCACATATCCTGGGTTTAAGATATTTCCTGGTGCGGTTAATTATTACAGAACTGGTACAAGAGATGAAATTAAGGCTTTTAATTCTGGCAGCAATGTTAATGTAGCGGATTGGTTAGTAAGTAGATTATCAGATCATATAAACAAAGCGTTTTTTATAGATAAAATTCGCTTACCAGACATTAACCGTATGACCAGGGAAGAAACTGTAGTAAGGCGTGATGAAAATTTAAGAGCTTGGGCTCCTATTTTAGGGAGGCAAGAACGAGAAGATTTACTTCCTACTGTTAAGAGAGTTGATTCTATTATAGAAAGACGTGGTATGTATCCACCACCACCTTCTGAGTTAGAGGGTGCTAATTTAGAAATTAAGTATTCTTCTCAAGTGGCCAGGGTTCAAAAAGCTACGTTAGCGGATAACGCTGATCAATGGGTTTCTAGTATGGTTCAACTTTCTAATATGTCTAGAAAACCGGAAACATTAGACTCTATAAATTTCGATGCATACTCAAGATACACAGCTTTTACTAGATCTGTTCCGGCTTCTTTAGTTAATTCTGAAGAGGATGTGCAGGCTATTAATGAGCAAAGGCAGATGCAGCAGCAGGAAATGATGCAGATGCAGCAGAATCAATCAATGGCCAAGACAGCTAAGGATGCTGCGCAAGCTGCGCAAGCTGCACCGGAAGATGCATTAGATGGTGAAGGTGGGATTCCTGAAGGTTTAGTATAAATATTTTTTAGTAACTAAAAAGGAGATACATGAAAAATGAAAAGGAGCCTTACGAGGTTATACGTGCTCGTCACTACGCTAATGTTTTTAAGGGTGATTCTGGGGAGTTTGTTTTACAGGATTTATTAAAAGAAGGATGTATGTTTAGTGATGGGTTTGACCCTGACACGTCTATTCTTGCTTATTTGGCTGGGAAAAGAAGTATTTTATGTTACATTACTGAGCGACTACAGTTAAATGAAATGGAAGTATACGCTAAAACAAAAATGGATTCAGTTATAAACAATGAGTTTAAAAGTTCTTTAGATTACGAAATAAATTCTCAAAAAATAGATGATAGTGATTACGCACAGTCTATTTTTAACAGTATAAAAAATGAATCGGGAGAAGAGGTAGATAATGGGTGAAAAGTTCGAGTTAAATTTAGATGGGGACGCTACAATTTTAGATAGCGAAAAGGATATGTCTACATCAGAAGATGAAGGCGCAATAGATACATCTACAGACACGGATAAAGGTTTATCTGTTGCCGACAAGGAGGTTAATTCTTTAGTTAATCCTCATGAGTGGGCATCAGAGCTTGACGAGAGTTTAAAAAAGTCTGTGTCACTTCATAAATTCAAAGACGTTAAGTCTTTAGCTAAAGCTTACACAGAACTAGAAAAAGGTCAGGGCAGGAGTCCATTTCCTGGTCCTCAGTCTACAGAAGAAGAGCGAATTGCTTTTTTTAGAAAAGCAGGTGTTCCTGATGTTGATAAATACGAGCTTAATAGTGAAAAATTTGGTTTAGGTGAGGATATTTCTAACGAATTAAAAGAGATTGCTAGTAAAGGTGGGGTTACTCCCGCGGCTTTAGACGGTGTTTTATCGTATATAACTGAAAAAAGTGCGATACACGACCAGGATGCAATAGAAAAGAATTTAGCTACTTCCAAAGCTCAGCTAGAAGATCTTAAATCGTCTTATGGAAATGCTTTTGATAAGTATTTAAAGCTTGGTGGTAGTGTTGCTAAAGATATTTACACACCTGATGAGCTTAAAGCCATTAAAGAAAGCGGTATGAGTAAAAACCCTTTGTTTGTGAAGGTTTTAATGGACAGAGCTAGGTCTAAGTATGGTGAAGAGCTTATTGAAGATGATCACACTAAGCAGAATTTTGTTGCTACTCCTGAAGCTATTGAAAAAAGAATAGGTGAGATTAGAGGAGATTCTGATTATCAGGATTCTAAATCTTCTAGATACGGTACTTTAGTTAAGGAAATGGAAACTTTATATAAAATTAAATCCCAAACAGCTTGATTTTACTAAGTTGTTTCTAGTAACATAATAATTGAAAGCGCGATAATCTATACACCTATGGTTTTAGACCGCGCTTTCTTCTTTCACGAGAAGAATACGGACCCTATATGGATAATCCGACTTTGTTGATGTCTTAAATAGACCCAATCGAAAGTTGGACAATCTGATTAAAGACTAGAAAATAATATTTTTACTTTAATTAATTTAAATCCATATAGGGGACAAAAATGGACAATATTCAAATACCTAAGCATTACGCTGACATGTTTAAGGACAACGTTTACCATAAAGTTCAGCAAACTCAAAGTGTATTTTCATCAGGTGTACGTAACGAATCTCATGGTTCAGGTGCGGAGTCTGTGTTTTATGATTCTTACGAGAAGAGTAAAACAAAAAAGAGAACCGAGCGCGCTCAAAAAACTTACATTGCTGAAGTTGATAGAGATAGACGTGCTGTTCGTGCAGATTGGCATGACTGGGGAACTATTATTGACAAGATTGATACTGCTAAAACGATTCATATGCCTGAGTCTGCTTTAGTACAAGCTGCCACTTATGCTTTTAACCGAACTAAGGATGAAGTTATTTACGAGGCTGCATTAGGTGATTCATACGCTGGTCAAAAAGGACTAGATGTTGTGGCTCTTCCTAACAGTCAAAAAGTTGTAGCTTTTGATGGAACTACTACTGGTGACATTGCTAATCTTAACATTGCTACTTTAGCAAAAATTAAGAGAAAGTTCTGGGACAACAATATTGGCACTGGTGCGGACATGTATCCTGGTGGAATGCTTAACATAGCTCTGCGCGGTGCTCAAATTGAGCAGATGTTAAATGATTCTACTATCACTTCAGCAGATTACGCTAGTGTTAAAGCTTTAGCTCAGGGTGATATTGATACATTCATGGGATTTAAATTTCATATCTATAATGGTTTAAGTCAGAATGACACTCAAATTGCATATAACAACGCTACGGGAAACATTGAAAGTGGTGGTACTAACACTGGCTCAACTGTGTATGACAGAGCTGCTGTATGGTTTACTGATGGTCTTTTACTTTCTTCTGGTCAAAGCATGGGTGTAGATATTGGTCCACGTAGGGATTTATCAAATGTTACTCAAGTATATGCTGACATGCATTTAGGTGCTGTAAGAATGGAAGAAGAAAAAGTAATCGAGTTATTCGTAAAAGCGTAATAATTTACTAGGGCCTTTTATTGTGAGAGGCTCTTACAAAATAAATAACTTAACATATTAATAGGAGTTTTTAATGGCTAATTTAAGAGGGGTTAATAACGCTAAAGCTTTTTCAGAGCCTATGCAGTTAATCAAAAAAAATGAGAAATCTGGGGAAGTTTTATTTTCTCTAGACAGGTTAACGTTACCAACTGGTGTTGCGGCTAACGATGTTTTACTTATGCAGGAAATTCCTGCAAATGCTAAAGTGTTGAGAGTTAAGCTTTTAACAGGTGGTTTAGGGACGGGGGATTTAGATGTGGGTTTTTCTAGTTCTGCTGATTTTGGTGACGAAGACGCCACAGTAGCGGCTGAACCAGCAGCATTTATTGAGGCTGGTGATCCTGATGGAGTGGATGAGATCAACATGCCTGTTGATGCTTCAGGCTATCTTTCAGAAAGAGCTAAACCTGTGTACCTTACAGTAACTATCAACACACTTCCTACCGGAGCGGCTGGAAATGTTGTTACTACAATTGTAGAGTACGTAGCTAAGTAATTTTTGGTTTTGTCCTGCGGTATGTTTTAAAGTATCTCCTTTTGACTGCCGTAGGACTTTTAAGTTTTAGGGGGTATTAATGTCAATAATTGCTGATGTAGACATAGTTAATATGTCTTTAGCGGAGATTGGCGAGTCTCCTATAAATTCGTTAGATCAAAATTCTTCTGTTGCTAGAAAAGTTAAAGCTATATATTACTTAAAACGTGATGAGTTACTTAGAATGCATCCATGGGGTTTTGCTAAGGCACGAGTTTTTTTAGCTAAGTCTGTAGAAAAACCTGTATGGGGTTACAGTAAATACTATTTAATACCTGAAGATTGTTTAAAAATACTTACTATAGATGTAGGAGAACATCCTTTTCATAAAGAAGGAAGGTATATAGCTACTGATAGTGATCAAGCTGGGTTACTTTATATTTCTAGAGTAGAGGATTCTAATTTATTTGACGCTAGTTTTAAGACTTTATTTTCTAAATATCTTTCTGCTAATTTAGCTTGGCCTATAAAAGGCTCACGTACACTTCGATCTGATTTAATGAACGAGTTTAATAGAGAATTATCTTTAGCTAGAGGATATTCTGCTACTGAAGGTACTCCTCATAGTATTTTAGAGTTTGATGGTGACGGTATAATTGCTGGCTCTGCTGGTAGAGGTAGGATAAGTACTTACTAATGGCTAATTTTACTAAAGCATTTACTGATTTTTCTTTTGGCGAAATAGATTCTAACAATGTTAATATTGTTTCAGACCCTAGACAGTCAAAAGGTGGCGGATTATTAGATAATGTAACTTTATCCGATGACAGAGGTTTTGAAAGGCGCACTGGTACACTAAATGTTGCTACAACAAAGTATCCGGTAGATACCGATAACCAAAATGTTGTAACACATAGTTTTTTTGTAGGTAAGGGATTGTCTTTTGTATGTATGATGTACATTGTAGATACTACTGATTTAACTTCGGCCCAGCTTACCGAATTAGAGAATTCAGAATCTACTACAGCTATTCCCGATGACAGTAAAGTTTTAGTTATGGATTGGTACAAATCAGAAGGGTTTACGGATACATTTATAAACACTACTTCTATATGTATAGACGCAGAAAATAGGCCTACTCCTGGTGAGGGATATTTTAAATCTGTAAGAGTAAGAGATAATTCATGGTTTGATTTATACGGTTTTAGTACAACTTCATTTCAAAACTTATTAGTGTTTACACATTCTTCCGGTAGTGTGATGTCTTTTGTAATGTATTACATTGATAGTGAGGTGGAGGCTAATCGTAAAATAAGTTATTTTGCGCATAATGATGGTTTAAACATTACCAATAGAGAATACTGGACTGATCAGGATGTAAGTAATGCTTTTTCAAGACCTTTTGAAACGGCTAATTTAAATCCTAGAGTTGCATTATTTTTTGAAAGAGCCACAGCTCCATACAGCTCAAATGATGTTTGGTTTAGGGTTACTCCGCAATACTTTGATAAAGATGAGGATGGTTGGTTTGATTGGACTACAGGAGATTTTCCACGTGCCCAATCTGAAAATCCTTTAGGTAAAAGATGTGATTTTTTAAGAATAACTATTCTTAATGTTACGTATATTCTTGTATATGAAGGAACATATCTTACAGATACCACTACAGATCATGTGAATAATATGACTGCGTTTAACGATCATTTATATAGAGTTGTTGCTCAGACTACAGCATCGGGTGGTGATTTAACTACTATAGTAGGTACAGATGGTCGTATAGTTACTGATTTTAATGTTGAAGCATTTAGTATAACTAACGGGTTTCCTGAAAACGCTATTTTTTATGATCAAAGATTAGTGTATGTAAGGGACGGTAGATACTTCAACAGTGCAATTGGTAACGCTTTTTTCTTTAACCAGTTTAGGTTTATACAGGATGAAATAGAAGCTGTTTTTGTAAGGGCTGATAACGGTTCTCTTCTTTTAGAGTCGGATACTTCAAGATTACTTGTTGAGTACTCTAATACTAAATTAATAAATGACCCTTTTGATATGACTCCTTTATCGTCTGTCATTGTAGACAGTTCATGGATTAATAAAGGGGAAGAAATAGAGGTAGGGACGTACTCAGAAATAAACACAATTTCGGGAATAGATGATTCTGTATATGGGTTTAGTTCAGTTAAGGCTACTTTTAGAGGTAACTACGGGTCAAAAAAACATATATCCGTTAAGGCTGGTCAGGACACTGTTTTTGTACATGGTAGCGACAAGGAACTTAGAAATTACTTTTACAACGGCCAGACAAGAAGTCAGTCATCCACTAATTTAAACAGTTTAAATAGAAATTTAATACGCGGGTTAGCGGCAAATTCAAGGTTATCAGATACTAGTTTAGAAATATCTGAAGTTACTTTTAATCAGGACACTAATACTCTTTATACTATTGTGAGACCTAATAACACCTTATTGGGTTGTGTATACGATAGGTCCAGCTCTAAGCTTTGCTGGCACAGAATAAACATAAGTTCTGCTCGAGGATTTAAAGTAGACGTTACAAGTTCATGTTTTTTAAGAAATGATAAGTCTGATAGTTTTACGTATATTACTACTAAAAGAGGTGATCTTTTTTATTTAGAAAAGTTTGCTAAAGCATATGAACCGGATAATTTTAATGCATTTGCTGTTTACGGTGGTACAACTCAGGTTTCAGATTTACCTTATTACTTAGATTTCTCTAAAGGTTTTGTAGGCGCTACTTCCGACACGTGGAACATAGGTTTAGAGTATGCGGACACTACTGTTTCTGTACTAGCTGATGGGTTTTGGATAGACGACGTAGAGTGTAGTTCTACTGGTGAAATTGTTTTAGATAGAGTAGTTAGAACTATTGTAGTTGGCTACAAGTATAAATCTAGGTTTAGAACTTTAGATGTGGAGCCAGTTTTTGGTGGCGAAGTTGGGAACGTATTACATCATTTAAAATCAATTAACTATGTTCATTTACGTTTAGTACATAGTTACGGTGGAAGTATATGTACCGGAAATAATTTAAGTAATTTAGAAAAAATCCCTTATGACATGGACGATATGATTGTAGATACTAACCTAATGTCTTTTACTGGAGCTTTAGATATTCATTTATCACAGGACGCCAGTCAAAAAAACAATGTTTACCTTGAGACAGATGCTCCGTACCCTTTTAGGGTAGAGGCTATAGTAATTAAGGGTGAATCTAATGAGAGGTAGAGTATGAGTTTACTAGGTGCAATAACTATAGGTACTGGTCTAGTAAGAGGAATATCTAGTATTTCCAGGGGGCGAGCGCAAAAGCGTCTTGCTGATGAACGTGCAGCACAGAAAAGAATTCAGCAGTTAGAGATTCAAAGGCGTACTGAAAGTGAAATTGATCTTTTACGTGAAAGAGCTGCGGAAACTGTAGGTTTAGGAATAGCTAGGTTTGCGGGTGGCGGAATAGATGTATCTAGCGGTGCTGCTGTTCAGGCTGAAATGAAAAGTTTTGAAAATTTAGGTAGATCTATTATAAATAAAAGGTTAGAGGCTAGTTTTCGTAATTCACAATTATCTGCTGAAGAAAGGTGGGAGCGTAAACAGGGTAGAGCTTTTCAAGCATCTTCTGTTATAGATGCTTTTGGTGGGTTACTAAATACTGCGACAAGTTTATCTAAAGTAATGCCTTCTTCAAGTGCCGGATCCAGTGTAGACATTTTAGGTAACACTACTATGGATGCTGGTTTTAGCAACACAGGTATGGAGGGTGTAGTATAATGGCCATTATAAAGACTTTTACTGGTACGGGTCCTAATCCTAACGTACCTTTTGCGGGGGACATGCCTAGACCTCAATTTATAGGTCAGGCAGAAAATTCTTTAGCTAGATTAGCAAACAATGTTACTAAAATGTCTATTGATTATATGGATATTCAAAAAAAACAAAAAGATGCGGCATCTATTGCGCAAGCAGATAAAGAGAAAATACTTTTCCAGTCTACTTTAGATGGTGATGTTTCACTTTACGACGAGTCTGGTAATATAAATATAGAGGAATACCAGGGAAGAGTTAATGATTTTTACGATCAGCTTCAGCCAAATATGTCTTCTGAGTCTTATAGTAAGTGGAAAAATACACAGACTGTATTGGATGCTAGAAAAATAGGTTCGTTATCTTCTGAAAACATGAAGCGCACAAGAGAGGCGAACAGATCAAATTATTTGTCTAGTTTAGAGGTTACAGCATCAAATTCTATGGTAGGTTCTTTTGAGGACATGCAGGATGCTAGGTTTATGATTCAAGGAAGTATCGAAGAGGGTATAGAATCAAGACTGCTATCTCCAAAAGAGGCAACAATGCTTGAAAACGATTTACTTCAAAAAACAGCTAGATCATACATTTCTAATTTACAGGAAAGTGTTTCTGGCTATGGGGTTCCTGTAGATCAGGTTCATAAAATGTATGACAACGCTATGGCTTTTGTAAATGCAGATCCATACGGAATATATTCTCAAAATGAGGGATTACGTAATTTAACAAGATCTAAAATAGCTACTGACAGATTAAATCAGGTTAGAAAAAAACAAGAAGAGGGATTTAGATTAGAGGCTCAACAAGATAAAGCTTCTAAAATAGCTAGAGACAATAGATTTAGTACGTATAAGAATAGGGCATCTCAGCTTTACGCTGTACAGAACGATCCTACAGAAATTGCTAAATTAAATTCTGATGTTTTAAACGATTTACGTACTGGGGTTATAGACCAAAGACAGGCAGATTATGTTTTAAATTATAATATAGATATGCAGGAAAGTTTAAATGATTCTAAAGTTAACACTGTGGCTGTGCTTCAAAATGAAGAGGCTGCTTTAAAATATATTTCCAGTATAACTAATCCCGCTAAAAGAAAAAAGGCTTTGGCGGTTTCTCGAATTCCAGGTGATAAGAAAACACTTCTTGAGCGTATGCTAAAGTATTCTTCCGAAAATCCTAAAGACTTAATAGAGGAGTATATTGAAATTGTAGACGTGTATGATGACATTGTACAAGAAAATCCATCTAAAGAATATACTAACAAAGATTTAGAATATACTATTACTCGTAGAAGATGGTTTGGTAACAGCGATGAAAAAACTCAGTTTGCGATAAATTACCGAAACTATTTAAAGACCAAATATCCTAGATCAGGTATAAATCCTGAACAAAGAGTTTTAGAGTTAGATACTCTTTTAAATAATAGTTTACGTAAAAAAAGACAACAAGAGCAGGCGAGGTAATAAGTGGTTGATTTTGATGAAATGGGGAACCCTATTATACCTAAAGCTCCGAGTAGCGAAGTTGACACCGGTTCTACAGAAAATGCGCCTGTAAATATAAATGAGGCAGAAAACGCTAATACTAATATTGTAGAATCGGGTCAAGTTCAGAAATCTGAAGAAAGCGATCAGCCTTCGGACCAGCCTTTAGAGCAGGTTAACTCTGATTTAGAAGGGACACAGGGTATTAAAGAATCTGAGGAAGAAAGCGTTGTTAAGACTCCTAAAGATTCTTTGGATAATGCTTCTTTGCCTGATGATAGAACTCTTATAGCGGAAGAAGAGCTTGCGGAAGATCCTGAGTATGTTGCACGAACTACTGCTAAAATAATAGAGACTGCTTTTGGTAGAGGCCCTATATCTAAAGGTCCAGTACGTGCAGTAGAGGATATTTTTCAGTTTGCGGTTTGGATTGGTGACTCTTTAGAAAAAGCTACAGGAATTGAGCGTTTATTAAAAAATAATACAGGTTTGGATAATGGTATATTTATAGACGACGATGCTTACTACACAGGTCGAGTGTCTAAACATATGTATGAATCTACCGGAGCAATAGGACAGCTTGCTGAAGAGGGGATAAGATTCGTAGGAAGCTATGCTGTCACGAAAGGTGCGGGTGCGGGTGCATCCGTTTCGTCATCTGTTAGAGGCGCGCTAGCGGGTCCTAAATGGACTGGTATTTTAAGTAGAAACCCAGGAATTAAAGGCGTAGTAGATAAGGCTAAAACATTACTTTCCTCACCGACTATGAAAAAGTTTGGGGAAGGGGGAATAGACGGTGCTATTACTGATTTCGCAATAACTAACCGGGAAGATGAGCTTATTTTAGATATGATTCGCTCTACAAAACCTGAAATCCAAGAAACTTTTATAAATTCTCTAGAAGACAACGATCCACCTTCTTTAATGGAAAAAAAGCTACGAGCCACTATGGAGGGATTTCTTATAGGTGGAGTAGCTAATGTAGCAATAGATGATTTACTTACTTTTTTTTCACGAGCTAGAAGTAACGGTATTTTTGATGCATACACTAGCTCCCCTTCAGCCCAGGCAGCTCAAAGAAAAGCTGAGCTAGCTCCTGTTGAGGACGCTTTAATAGGTAAGACTTATCAGGGTGAAAACTTTGTTAAAGTTTATGACTCTAAAGGCAAATCCTTTTACGCAAAGGAGTCACAAGTATCTGTAGACAATCCTCGTGTTCTTAAAAATGACAGTGATTTTGTTCTACCATCTGATTTCGCTCCTAATTTAAATGTTGACAATTTTAGTGGACAAGATGTAACGGAATATATACGGGCTTGGGAGAAAAAATATGTGGAGGCTGGTAATTTAGCTAAGGCTTCGGAAAAAATTTCTCTTGATTCAAAAATACTTAATGATCGTCAAGTTGACATTATAGCTAGAGTTAAAGCTATAGCGACTGGAAGCGATGAGGATATTTTAAACGCTATAAAGCGGGGAGATACGTATGGGATATATAGAGGTCTCGGTAAAGGTGCTGTTACTCTTGATGGTCTTGCGGACGTTGTATCTAATTACGGATACAAACTAGCGGATATTCAAGCTAACTTCCCTAATGTTTCAGCGGAGCAGATAGCAGTTTATTTTTATAAGATTGATAACGCTACTAGGTTTTTCGATGAGTTTTTAGCCGATAATATAGATTCTGTAAGAGTGCAGGACCCTGAAGTTTTAGCTAAGGCCAAACAGGCTAATGATATGGTTGAGTCTTTAATGGCTGATTTTGATAATTTAGGTAGTGTGGCAGGTCAAAGTTTAGCAGTATATAGACATACAAAAACTGGCATAAAAAGAAACTTAAACCAAGCTATACATAAGTATAGACTTTCCGGTGTCGATTTAGAGTCTCTATTGAAAAGAACTGAAGCAAGAGTAGGTTTATCGGAAAACGCTATTCAGCTACTTGGTAGAAGTAGTAAGGGTGCTATTATTAGTGACATGATGTACGCAGTCTATGTGTCTAATTTATTATGGGGTACGGGGACTCATCAAACTAACATTCTTTCTGGGTTAACTATGTTATTCCAGAAAAACTTAGGTCGTGTTTTTGTAGGCAGTGGGAGTGCGGATATAGCTTCTCAAGCAGGGGCTAGAGCTTTTTTAAGGAAAGGGATGCAGTTTTCTACTTTATCCGACTCAATGTCTGAATCACTAAGAGCCCTTCGTACTGGTAAAATACCAGACCATTTACTTGCTCCAGGTGAGCGTGGTAAAGCCGATGAATTGTATAAAGTATATGGTGAAATGGCTAGAAGATACGCGGACAGGCCTATACTCCATGGTCTTTTGAAAGCATCTGACTGGGTTGTTACACGTCCTACTCACTTATTAACATCAACAGATGTGTTTATGAAGCAGTTTTTATACAATCAAACCATATCGGATGGTATAGCCAGAGCTATGACTGAAGAGGGTAAGTCATGGGATGAGGTTATAAAAGCTGTTGACGGTATTGGTACTAAAAACTTTGATAACAATGTAAAAAGTCTTAATTTTGATAGTGTTTTGGAAACTCTAGAAAGAGAGGTTTCTGAAGTTACCTTTACCATGAAGCCCAATGAGCTCATGAGTTGGGTAAACAGGCGTTTAGAAAAACGATTTTTCGGATTTCAGCCTTTTAAGTTTGTAGTTCCTTTTGCCAGAATTGATATGAATATAGTTAGGTACACTGTTCAAACCACACCAGGGTTAAGTGCTTTTTCTAAAACTAACGAGAATATTTTTAAAAATGGAAGCATTGCTGCTCAGGAAAGAAGGTTAGCTGAAATGGCTGCATCCAGTACTATGATGTTGGGTGCTGCTGGTCTTTATTCAAGTGGTATACTTACAGGGAGTGGTCCTACAGATCAAAGAGAAATCTCTGCATTAAGGCGTTCTGGGTGGAAGCCTTACGCTTTAAAAATTCCTAATTACGGTTATTACGATTTAAGAAGGCTGGGCGCGGTAGGGAACTATTTGTCCATGGGCGCATTTGCTTTAGAAATGGCAGACATGGTGGACGATGAGGAAGACGTACAAGCCGAGTATGTAGCTGGTACGCTTAGTATGCTTGCTGAAACTTTTACTCCACAGTTTGTGTCACAAACTATGCCTAGAGCATTAAATATTATATCGGATAAAAGTGACGAAAAAAAACTAGACGCTTTATTGGCATTAATTGCGGATATAATTCCTAACGCCGTAATTCCTGGGTCTGGGGTTTATTCTAGAAACGCAGTTTTACTGGGTGAAGGAAGCATTAAAGAATTTTCATTTGATGAGAACCGTTTAAAAACTGCATGGCTTAAAGCTTTTCCTCACATTGATCAGGACCATAAGCCTCAGGTAGATTTTCTAGGAAATGATAGAGGTAGGTCTCCTTGGGAGTCTACTAAGGACATGGATTTACTAGAAGAATTTGAGCGTTTAGCTGATTCTGGAAGAGTTACTGATGACTCCGATGATTGGGAAGCCTCTCTAATATGGACTCCACCTAGAAGACATATCGAAAAAAAGATTTTAGAAGAGAGTGGGAAAGTATACAAGTTCACTAATGAGCAGTACTATAACTACCAAAAATACATAGCGGGCATATATGATAATGCGCCTTTTAACCCTGGAATGAAGCCTTTTAAGGATTATTGGCGTGAAGAGATGAAAGCAGGTTATCCTGAAGCTTCACTTATATATGGGTCTAGAAGCGACGAGGCTGTAACTACATGGTTGCGGGATGTTAGACGAAGGTACAGTGCGGTAGCAAAAGACTTAATTCTCCAAGATTTTGAAAGTATAAATGGCATTATAGAGGGCACAATTGAGGGCGCTAAAAAGCGACAAGAGCTTTTACAAAAAGGCCCTATAAAGTTAAGGTAGAAGTTGAAAGATAAACAAAATAGGTGATACGATCCATATGGGGTTTAGGGGAAATATAAATGGTTACTAACGAGATTTCACGAAACACAATAGTTGAAGGTAACGGTACGGTAACATCTATACCTTATCAGTTTGTTTATTTTGAATCTGATTTTTTAGATATAGAAGTGCAATTACAGGATACTAACGTAAACCCTGTAACTGTTTCAGTATTAGTTGAGGGAACTCACTATACTAAGTTTGATAACAGGATTGAATTAAACGATGCCTTAGCTACGGGTGAAAAACTACTAATAAAACGTGTTGTAGTAAACAAACAACCTTTAAATTATAATATTCTTAGGCCTTTTCCCGCTGAAGTTCATGAGAAATTAACCGACAGAGTGTTTATGTCTTTAGCAGAGCTAAAGACATTACTGACTAACACAATACGAGTTACGGACGATTTTTTTAACGAGGGGCCTATTATTTTATCTGCTCCTGAAGATAATAAAGCTTTGGTAATGATAGACAACGGTGACGGTACATGGAGTATTAATTACACCGACCCATTTAACCCTGCCCTTTTTTACACTGAAGCGGAAGTGGATGCATTGTTACTTGATAAAGCAGACGTGTCTTCAGTACCTACTAATATAACTGATTTAACAGACGTTTCAGCTACGGCCCCAACAGATGGTCAACTTTTAATATGGAATAATGCTAATTCCAGGTATGAGCCACAAACACCTGCGGCGGCTGCTGCAATTGCCACAACTGATTTAACAGATGTTTCAGCTACGGACCCAACAGATGGTCAAGTACTTGCATGGAATAATGCTAATTCCAGGTATGAGCCTGAAGACCCTTCAGGTGGAGGCAGCTCTGTTACGGATATACAGGATTTAGGTGACGTTTCAGCTACGAATCCAACAGATGGTCAAGTGCTCGTATGGAATAACACTAATACTGAATACGTCCCATCAAATAGATTTAGTGGTATATATAGTGATTTAGCGGGTAAACCTGCAATTTTCGGTGAAAACTATAGAACATACACAGCGTCTTTTGATGTAGTGATGGGTGCAGAAGATGTTTTTATATACCATGACGCTACCACATTATCTACAATAGAGCTTTTAGCACCTAATCTCTACACTGGCCGTATTGTTTATATTATGACAACCGGAAGTGCTTCCAGTGCAACGGCTAGTGACGATGCTGGTTCAATTGATTTTGACGATCAAAAAATAGCTTTTAATGTAGGGGAGTTTGGTCAATGGCCTGTCTACGCTTTTCTTTCTGTAGACGGGGATTGGGAGCAGATCGGTGCCGGTGCCGGTGCAGATGGGAGTGTTGATACTGATAAGATTGCAGACTCAGCAAAAAATGAGCTTGCTCCTATAGGCTCGTTAAGCGCCTTTGCCGGCTCCACAGCTCCTAATAAGTGGTTAATTTGTAACGGAGCCGCAGTTTCTAGAGCGACTTATTCAGATTTATTTACAATTATAAGCACTGTTTACGGAATAGGGGACGGTACAACTACTTTTAACTTGCCCGACTTGCGGGGTGAATTTATCAGAGGTTTTGATTCTGGGCGAGGCGTTGATAGTGGAAGAACTCTTGGTAGTACACAGACAGACCAGTTTGAAAGTCATAGGCATGATATTCAAGACATTTTTGCAGCTGGTAGCCCTGGTGATCAAGAGAACTTTGTAGCTCCGAATGCTACAAAAAACAGAAATACTGCAACAACTTTAAATGAAGGTGGTTCGGAAACAAGACCTAGAAACATAGCTTTGAACTACATTATAAAATCGGAGTATTGATATGCTTAAAAAAATACAAAGAGCAGCTCTTCAACAAATTAGAACTGTAAATAGAACTTTAACAACAACTATAGAAGACAGTGATGTTACAAACATTGTAAGTTTAAGAGTTACTGATGCTTTTGGAACAGGGGATATTTTATTCGGGTCTAATGTTATTTCAGATTCCCCATCTAGAGTGGATTATTTGTCTTTTCCTCCAGGGAGTTTTGAATAATGTCAGAAGAAAGAAAAAATTGGGATGTTAAAAATTTAGGAGCAGGTGCTTCCATCGGCGGGGGCTTAGCTACGATCATAATTAGTTTAGTGATGAATTCAATGAACATGAACAACAAAGCTATGCAAACAGAGATGAACGCTAACAACAAAGCTATGCAAGCAGAGGGAAAACTTGCAATTGAACAAATAAAAAACCTCACTGACATGTTAATTCGTAGTGAAAAAAGAAGAGAAAAAGAACAATCAAGTGCTGAAAAAAAGTTTGAAGCTTTTCAAACCAAGCAGGATAAAATCTTTGAACTAATCACAAAAAGTACCAGAGAGATTTTCACAAGAGAAGACCAAAACAGACATGTTGATTTTATAAATGAAAGATTTAAAAAAATTGATTTACAAATAATTGATTTAAAAACTGACTTGATAAGAATTAAAAAAGGGCAATAACCAAAAAGGGGTATTAAATGGAATTAAAAGAAGCATATGATGTAAAGCTACTAACTGATAAGTTAAAAGTTAGAGGTTTAGATTTAACTGAGGAAGCGGCTGTAATTGCGTTAGATGAAGTTTTGGATTGGGTTAGTGAAAGTGCTACTAAATCCACAACTCCTTACGACAATTTAGTTGCGACAATCTTTCCACTTCTAAAAACAGAAGTGCTAAAACAGATTGATAAAATAG